AAACGGAATTAAGTTTTATATGCTATGGACAACTGAAAACGAACACATACCGCTTAAAAGAACGTTATCAGAGTCTAAATTGTTGACAACTCAAGAGAAAATATGTCGTATTTATGGAATCCCGATCAATTTAGCAGGTAAAATATACATGAAGTTCAATACAGATATACATACGATTGATTCAATAGATGACATGCCAGAAGGAAGATATACTATTTACAATGTGGTTGATCCACATGATCGAAAGCCTTGGGCAATTGGTTGGTATGCAGTACATCAAACAGGATCAGTATATTGTATATGTGAATATCCGAAAAAGCCATTTAACGATATAATGTTTGATGATAAAACATATAAAGAATATGCAAAATTAATAAAACTTGAAGAAGACTGGATTGAGGACATGTTCAGATGTAAGGTAAGAAAACGTATAATAGACCCTAATTTCGGGAATAAAACAATGCAATTAGCAGAAAGACAAGGCAATCAAAGCAGAACAACACCAATAAAAGAGCTAAGAAAGTATGGATTGTATTATAAAGACGGTATAGACGCATTAGAAGCAGGACATTTAAAAGTTAGAGAATATTTGTATTATGAAGAAAAAGAAGGCGAAATAGTAGTACAACCTAAGTTGTATTTTGTAAAATCATGTATAAATCATATAACGCATCATTCTAGATATAGTAGGAAAGACGTTGAAACATCAGATGGAGACGTAAAGGACAATGTAAAGCCAAAAGAAAAGTACAAGGATTTTTGCGATATAACAAGATATCTATGTATGAGTGGACCGAGGTATTACGATGACAGAAAACAAGAACCAGAAGAATATAAAAGAGCCTATTGAGATTTATGATGGTTTAAACGGGGTTATTGAAGCCTTTAGAGGAGAAACAGAATTTGAGTATTCAGAACCAAGACAGAAGGATTTGCTTGGAGCCAGAGTGCGATTGTGCATTGGAAAGGATAACAAGGTTGTTGTCAGGTCAGTGTCTATTATTAGGAAGGGTAAAGATTATAAAGGAGATGAATGTCCTGTGTTACAAAAAGCAAAAGAAATAAGGATTATGCCTCCAGATGTTGCCTTTGCTTCGATATTATAGGACAAGGAATGAAATATAAGAAGAATTTAAAAGATTCTGATCTGGAATATCAAAAATTCAAGGAGTTGATGTATTATGACGATAGAGAAAAATAATTTAAAAGAGCTTATTGATAATTTAATTGATTATTTTTATAATATGGAGACACGATTGAAAGAGTTAGAAAAAGAAAATTTGACTTTAAGGGAGGCATTAGCACAGAAATGAATAAATTAGTTGAGTATATAGATAAATTTTTAGCAATAAGCATTATAACATCATTCATTATATTTTTATTATCATTAAGTATTTTAACATCTGTATATGGGATATCTGGCATTAGAGATATGATACAAAGGAAAAAGGAAAATATAACGCAAGAAAAAAGAGATTATATAAAAAGAGAGATAAAAATTGCAATTAAACATTTATCGGATAAGTATTATTTTTGTGAAGAATGGCATAGAAATCATGATGATAGCCTTGTATCTGTTGTAAAGTCAATAGATGATTATAAACCATGTATGACAAATATGTTTGGGAAAGGAGAATAATGGGAGAACAAGAAAGAAGATTGGAAGCGGAAAAGAATCCAGATGAAGCAGTTGAAATACTAAAAGGAATAAGGGAAGGGTTAAAAATACCTGAAAAAATGACAGTAAGCGAGTTTATGAGGAAGAAAATCATATTGAAGGATGATACCATAGTTGCATCAATAAAAAGCGAGGATGGAATAAAATATTTTTTAGGTAATAACGACTATATCACGATTGGTAATCTTGAGAAGATATTGGGACATTATTCAGTAAATATACCTGAGACAATAGGTATTATAAAAATGCAGATTATGAGAGAACAGGCAAAGAAACAGCCGAACTTGATAGTCCCAGGGCATACACAAGGGAATAACGGGAAAAATCGAATAGATGGGGTATGATGACTAAAAGGTTAGTACAAGTGTTTAAGTGTAGAGGAAATAAATAAAAACAAAACAGGAGGGTTAAAGGATGAGAAAAGAATTATTTTTAATTGTAGCATTAATCGTATTGATTGCGGTTCCGTCATTTGCAGCAACAAGCACAGGTAAAGCAAATTATGTAGTGCCAAGCAGTCAAGCATTTGAAGATTTTATCAATGATCAAGAGTATATTCAACATAGTCATGATATTGAAAAGCCCGAGAAATTACAGTATGAGGCAGGAATTGATTTAGTAATTTATGATAATGATTCAATTGAATTAGTTAGCGAAAGCAGATTCAATTTTGGCTCAAAAGTCACAACAGTAGGTGGAGTGGTAAAAGTAAAGAAATCACTTGTTAGTATTGTATCAGGATTATTTAAATAGTATGATTGATTGAGCAAATGCTCAAATATAAAATCTCATGCAAGAGAGAGAGGGCTGCGAAATTCTCTGATAACGCAGAACAAACTAGAAATAAATGTTTCACGTGAAACATATAAGGATATATTATGGTAAAAGACAAAAAGAATCCAATAGATGAAAAAGATATAAAAGCAGGTCAGGAAAAGCCTGAGTTAGAAACAGATAAATTTAGTGCAGATGAGCAAAAAGAGATAGTAAAAATGGTATTGCTTGATGCAGCAAGTGATCTTGAGGCTTCTAAAGAATGGATTGAAGACCGCGTCAAAGATTCTCAAAGGTATAATTCAGAAAGACCATCTATATTAAATGATTTACAAAAAGAAGAATGGATGAGCGATAAAAATCTAGGTATGTGTGCTGCAACTTGTGACGCTTATAAAGCAACATTTGTATCTACATGTTGGAATATGGATACTATACATTTTAAAGCGACAGAGGTTAACGATTTGAATAATAAAGAAGATATGGAAACGTTTACAAAATGGATGGTAGGGCCAAATGAAGCTGATTTATATCCACAAATAGACGATTATATACATAATAAAGTTGTGCATGGAGTATCTTATTTCAAAATTTATTGGAAAGTATGGTATGAATGGGTTGATAGAAGGATACCAGAATATGACGAAAATGGTAAATTTAAGCGATATAATATTCAAACAGAGAAAAAAAGGTTTGAAAAAGGAGTTATGCGAAATATCCCAGATGTTACAGATATTATAATACCAACTTTTGGGGCAACATTACAAGAAAAAGATCATATAATAGAAGTTATTCATACAACAGGAAAAGATTTGTTAGAAGAAGCAAGTAGGAATGTAGTTATAAATGTAAATGAAAATTTGTTGAAGAAGATGAAGAAAAAGGCTCATGATTATTATTTAAATACGTTAAAGAAAGATAAAGCAGATCAGTTAGGGTTAAAAACTGAAGATGATATAAATATAAATGATTTAAGGGTTTATCCATGTGACATATACGAATGGTACGGTTTTTATGAAAGAAATGGAAAAAAAGAACAGTATCGATTTAGAGTTGATCCTAACAATGAAGTGTTTTTATCTGGTAAACCTTTAAGAAAAATTACAAGAAGTGGAAAACGTCCATATGTAGGAGGAGCAATTCAAAGGAAGCCTGGATTTGTTAGAGGAAAATCATTTCCTCAGATGACTAAAGATGCATGTGACGCTTTAAATGGTATATGGAATCAAAAGAGTGATTTTCAATATGTAGAAAATTGTCCAACAGGGTTTTATGATCCAGATGAAATAAATAAACAGCAAGTTTTTGATTGGAAACCTGGGAAAATGCACCCATTACAAGATCCTAAAAGCATGATAATGCCAAATATTACCAGAAATATGGCCTGGGCACATACTGATATACAGTTATTGTTTGAAATATTGGAACGTCAAACAGGAGCTGCATCTTACTTTTTATCAACAAAAACAACTCAAAGCACAGCAACAAGAGACACAATTGTTGCTGAAAAATCAGAAACTAGATTCGGGTTATATGTAAATAGAATAATTGATGAAATATGTGAAGGTATAACGATGTTAGTTAATATGTATCAAGATTGGTGTCCTTCAGATTTAGGGGATAGGGTTATCGGTGAAGATGGTAAAAAGTTGTTTAAAAACTTATCTATAGAGTCATTAAGGGGTAAATATAACGTTTATATGACACCAAATATAATTGCAGGATCAAAAACTTATGAAAAAGAAATAGCTTTATGGGGATTAGAAACATTAAGTCAAAGTCCTTGGTTTGATCCAACAATAAATCCTAAAGGATCATGGCAATTGACAAAAAATGCAGCGCAAAAAATAGGTTTACCTGATGTAGAGGGATTAATGCCACCAGAGCCATCAAGTTCTTGGGCAGATAGTAAAGATTTAGCTAATAAATTAACTCAAATAAAACAAGGTGAAGAACCAGAAATAGAAGAAGGAGACGATATTCTATCATTATTTATGGGATTTTCTGAATATAGAGACGAAAAATATTACGAAATTGATCCAGAGTATAGGGGAATATTTGATAGATTTATGTTTAAGTTATCAGTAGCAATGCAACAAATGATGCAACAAAGGCAAATAGATCGTATGGCTAACCAAATGGCAATGAATGCAATACAAACTGGAGGGTATAGACCACAAATGCCAGTTGAATCTCAAATGACACCACCAGAGACACAAAATGCACCTGGGGGAACATTATGATAGGATTTGACCCATTGGAATGGGAACAGTTACATGATTTAAAAAAAAGTAAAGGATGGAGATATTTCCGTAATTTAGTTGTACAGCATAGGCAATATTTGATAGAAAAATCACATTCATGTTTAAAAAAACATGAAGATAGAAAAGCAGGCGAATATTTAGCCAAGGCAGAAGAAACGATTTCAATAATAGACCTTGTT